GACAGAGAACTTCGTCCTTTGTGTTGGCGCTATCGCGATACAGGTCTTGCAGTGAATCCTCCAACCAAGAGCGGATGGTCTCAAACTGACTGTTCCCCTTCAATGAAGAAAGGGCATTCAAAACTTGTTGTGATGGTCTAGCCAGCATTAAATCAGGCCAGCGCGTTTGGCTTGCGCTTTTTCCATCGCGGTCAGTGTTTCGCCGCGATCCATCTTTGACTGGAGGTACTTTGTACCAGCGTCTGTCATTCCTTTGTCAACTGCTCGCAAGGCATCACCAATAGATGGGCCTGTTTGTCTTTGACCGCGAACAATGTTTCCTTCTTTGTCTACGGAGCCAAATCCGGGAACAAACTTTGTTCCAGATCGCTTCATGATGCGAGAGGTTTCATCGCCAGTATCAGTTACGTCATTCATGCGAGCACCGCGAGATCCGCCAGAAGATCGGAGTTGCTTCTCACGCATCTGTGCAGAGGTCTCTTTTGGCTTGGCTGGTGCGCTAGTGCTGACTGAAGCCGCAGATGCTTTTGCTGCATTCGCCTTTTTCGCAGGGGCAGGGGCTGCGCCAGTCTCAACTGGAGTGGCCTGAATTTCTGTCTTGCTTTCTGTCTCTGTTGGCTTGACCATGTAATCAGAGATCTGACGACGAGGCTCTTCTGCCGCTGCTGGCATTTGTGCGCCGCCAGACATCGCTGCCTTCTTGGCCTTGTCTGTTTCAGACATGCCAGTATCGCCAGTGATGTTGTCAGCGGAAGCCTTCTCTTTCGGAGAGAAGAAAGATTTGATTGAGTCGGCCGCAGAGCGCAGGCGCTCCATGTTCTTCTCGCCTTGCTCCATGCGCTTTGCATAATCCTCATCGGACATGACGCCACCACGCACCATGCCGCCGTCAGCGAACTTGCGAACGACTGGCTTCGGTGCTTGGGGCATGTTGCTATTGGCTGCACCAATCTTGCTGTGCAGGCTGGACATGCCAACCTTCAGCTTGGAGTGCATAGTTGATGGGCCAGTGGCAGCGCCACCTTTTGCAAAGCTCTTGTTCTGCCAATCTGGTTTCATTTCTGTTCCTTCAGCTTATTGATCTGTTCCTTGATTTTGGCGACCAAGGCTTTGGCCTGCTCAACGATCTTGGAGATCATTTGCCACCCTTCAAGCACTTGCCTGCGGCAGCGCATTTCTTGGGCATGGGGCAACCAGCGCAGGGCTTGAATGCCTTGCCGCCATTCGCCATCTTCATGCCGTACTCTTTGGCTTCAGACATCATGATCTTCTTGGAAGCGCCGCCCTTTTTCAAGGCTGCCATTTCTTTCTTGGCGTGGCCCTTGCCTTCTTCTTTTTCTTTCATAGCCTTGCCGCCGTTAGCGTAGCCAGCGGGGATCATGCCTTTCTTGGCGGGTTTCTTGGTCATCATGCTGAGACTCCTTGTTGGGGTTGTACGGTGTTCATGGGAGGAGGCGCAGTGTCTCCAGCCACGTTGGTTTCTTGCGGTGCAGCAATCTGCGGCATCGAAGCCTGAAGCTGTTGCATCGCGGCTTGGATCTGTTCCTGCTTGAACTTCAACATCTCCGAAGAAGGAACCAGCTTGTCTGTGTCCATCTGCAAACCTGTTGCGGTTTCGCGCATGAGGTATGCAGCGCCCTCTGGGCCAACGATCTGCAAGGCAACCTGATTGCTCAAGACCAAGTTCAGGAATTCGTTGCGACGAACCTGAATCTGTTCCTTCGCCACCAGACCCATTGCACCCTTGGCCACAACCCGGAAGTCGCCCTTGATGTAGGGGTCGGGGTTGTAGATCATGTTGTGGACGTAGAAGCGGGTAACCACCATTACAACTACGTCATCAATGGTAGTGACCGCTGACTTAATCCCCTTGGCGGCGTTGTCCATCAGCATGGACAGGCCAGATGCTGTGCGGCCTGCACCAGAAGCGCCAGAGCCAGAACCATAGATGTAGTTCGGGATGCCCGTCACTTCATCGGCTTGCTTGGCGAACTGGTTGTAGATGCCCATCAGTTCAGCCGCCTTCATCTCAGGCATGAAGAACCGAACACCGGGCTGACCACCGCCAGTCTTATCAGACGTGGTTTGCCAGATCTTCCAAGGGTACATCTGTGTGATGTCTTCGCCATCGGCCAGACGGTCAACAGCGACCTCGACCTGTGGGCCGGAGCCAATGCCCATGTTGTTGGCCAAGGCGCGAGCCGAGGCGTTACACATGATCTGCACATCGCGCATGTTCTCAGGCAAGCCCATGCCCCAGAAGGCTCCGGGGATGGTGCGCCAAGAAGCGATTTCGTATGGGCGCTCGCCCAGTGGATCGGGATTCAGCACGACCTTGATCGTGAAGCCAGCCACTTGCCAAGCATTCACTTCATAGACTTGGTTTGGCTTGACGTTCTTCATGCCCCACTGGATCAGCATGTCGCCCATCACTGGCCCCCAGAACTCCAATGCTTCGATCAGGTGATCGTTGTGCATCTGGGAGTTCATCTTGCCTTCGAGGTCGTCGCGCTGCTGGTCGCCGTACTCGTTGTAGCGGTAGCCAGTCCGTGCGTAGCGGATGATCACTTGGTCAATGTCTGCGTCCGAGTATCCGGGAACGCCCTTCATGGACTCCAGAGTCTTGGCCGTCAGGCGGTGGCGCTGGATCAGGAAGCCATCATCCACGCCCATTGAGTTGGCGCTTGGGAAGATGTCGTAAGGGGAGACACGCTCGACTTCGCGGATCATGTCGTTCAACACGATAGGCGTGAAGTTTGGCCCCCACTGGAGGCGCTTCTTCTTGCGGACAGATGGGCCTTTGAGGACGGCCGTGGGGTAGGTCACGAAGTCGTCAATGAAGTCCTGCATGGCAGGCTTAAAGCGGCCAGTGTCCAATTGATCTTGGATGACCTTGGCCATGCGCTCGGCCGTAGCCTTGGCTTCTTCCTTAACGCGCAAGGCGATCATGTCGTGGACTTCTGTCATCCGGCGGCGGAACGCTTCTGGATGCAGTTGCTCTCCGGCCTGAACGTAGGCTTCGGCTTCTGTGCGAACGAAATCCACAATGGACAGACGAACTTCAGGAGGAATCTGTGGTTCTTGCGAAGGCACGAGATCGAACGGGCGATCTGCTTGAAGCATCACGTCCTGAATCCACGACTTGGCAGCCGAGCACTTTACGTCTGTCAGCATCATGTAGATGTCTGAGCCGCCGGTCTCTGCAATCTCGATGGCTTTGTCAGGATCGTATTCACCACGGCGCTGGCGCTCGCATTTGAGCAAACGCTCGGTGATGTCGATCTTGGCCATCTTGGCCTGATTCCAGCACGAGTTGATGTGTCCGGCAATGCCAATAGAAATCAGGTCGGAGTTATCCACGCCCGGTGCTTGGACGGCGCTGATGTCGGCTTCGACTGGCGCTGATGCCTGATACACGTTGGTCATGGTTTATTCCTCAAGTCCACGCTTTGCTGGACGCTTTCTTAATTTGGCGGGATCTTACTTCTACTCGTCCAGTCCGCGCAGCAAGGCAGAGATACTGCAATGCGTCATGCGGGTGGCTGTACTTGTCCTTGATTGGACGGTCGCGATATCGCTCTCCGGCAACCTTCAGTCGTTCGTACCGATAGCCGCCGAGGAAACCCTTGCGGAGCTGACGGCAGTTTGGCGACAGAATGAATCCGGGTTCTCCGCCAGCCAGCTTGTTCAGAAAGTAGGCAACAGATTCCCGGCGCGGGATGAAGTCGTTTGTGTTTGCTGGCTCACTGGCAATCCCGCATTCCAAGAGTTCTTGGTAGCAGGTGCGCTCGTCCACTTGGGAGCGGTGAACGCCAGCAGGGTCGCCAGTTGAGATGAATCTCATTCCGGCGTAGGTCGTCATCAGGGTCGGCTTGACGATCTCCTGTGCGAACTGGCGGATACCCATGTCTTCAGCGACGAGTTCTTCAAGGATCACCAACTGGCCACGGGACGTAATCTGTCCGATGATGCAAGAAGGGGTGAGTCCAAAGTCCCAGCCGAGGTAGATCGGCAGCCC